GAAAGATGGAAAGCAGATATGGCGTCTGACTCTAAACTGTCAAAAAATATACGCCCAGCTGTTTTAATTTTCTTGACTGTGATATTTGTTATATGTGCTTTTTTTGACGGTAATGTAGGTGAGTTTCAAATAGCAGACGAATACATACCTATATTCCAAACTCTTTTAGTTACGGTATACGGAGCTTATTTTGTAGGTCGTAGTTGGGAGAAAACAAATAAAGTGAAAAACAATTAAATTATATTAAAATGTCTGAATTAAATAAAATTACACAAGAAGAGTTAACAGAAGTACAAGATCAACAAAAACAAATCCAAGAGTTACTTACTAACATTGGTGTTTTAGAAAGTCAAAAGCATAGTGCTCTTCATAAGATAGCAAGTGTAAATGAAGCTATTGAAAAAACAAAATTAAAGTTAGAAGAGAAATACGGTCAAATAAATATTGATTTAAAAGACGGTACATATACTTTATTAGAAAAAGAAAAACAAGATTAATCATGGATAACGTCATTAGAAAAATCAGTATAGGATCTGATTACAAAAATGACGCCATGCATTATTCAGTTGGACAAGAAGTGTATGGTGGTCACGTAATTTCTCATATTTTATTTGAAGACAACGATACATCATATAACATTTTTATTAAGAAAAACGATGAGGTATTGCCATGGAAAAAGTTTAATTCTAACATGGCTATATCTATCGAGTATGATTTACAGTACTAATGAAAAGTGTGTATGATTTTATCGTAAGACCAATCGGTGAAAGATACGCAAACACTAAAAAAATTGGTGATACAAATTTAGTTTTAAATACTAAAATAGAAAACTGGAAGTTTGTAAACAGGTTTGCAGAAGTTGTATCAACACCATTGGCTATAGCAACGCCTGTAAGAACAGGTGACATTGTTGTTTTGCATCAAAATGTTTTTAGACGGTTTTACAATATGAAAGGTAAGCAAGCAAACAGTAGATCATATTTTAAAGATGATTTATATTTTGCTTCTGTTGAACAAGTTTATTTATATAAACGTAAAAAATATTGGGAGTCTTTAAACGACAGATGTTTTATTATACCTATAAAGAATACAGACACTCTAACGACACAAAAAGAAGTTAGTAATGTTGGTATATTAAAAATAGGTAATAGCTTCTTAAAAGAGCTAGAAATAATGCCAGGGGACTTAGTTACATTTAAAGCTGGGTCTGAATGGGAGTTTAATATAGACAATGAGCGTTTATATTGTATGAAATCAAATGATATTTTATTAAAACATGGATATAAAGAAAACCAAGCAGAGTATAATCCACGCTGGGCAGAAAGCAGTCGATGAGTTAATAAAAGTAGCTAAAGAACCTATTGTAGATTCTGACGATGACATATCAGCTGATCGTTTAAAAAACGCGGCTGCTACAAAAAAATTAGCTATATTTGATGCGTTTGAAATACTTCAACGTATACAAGAAGAAGAGAATATGTTAAACGAAAAACCTAAAGAAATTAAAGAAAGATCTTTTAAAGGTTTTGCAGAAGGAAGGTCTAGATAATGTATACTCAAACCCTTTACAAAGTATTAGATGATCATATAAAACCTAATATAATTAAAAGAAATAATAGGTATAAAAAATGGAAATATGGTTATAACAAAGAACACGATATTGTTGTAATAAGCAAGACAGGTGAGATAGGTGAAATATATGAAATACAAAATTTAAAAATAGCTTTACCTAAGCAACCAAAAGAAGTACATACATTTAAATCTAATACTTGGGAATACACCCAAATACCAGAGCAATTAAAAAAAATAAAAACAATCTTTGATTGGGAGCAATACCCTATTGATTTTAAGGAAACCTGGTATGATTACATTGATCAAGAATTTACTCGAAGAGACGAAGGCTTTTGGTTCTATAATAAAAGTTTGGCTACTTATATTACTGGTACTCACTTTATGTACTTGCAGTGGTCCAAGATTGATGTTGGGAAACCAGACTATAGGGAAGCAAACAGATTATTCTTTATCTTTTGGGAAGCTTGCAAAGCAGACGAGCGCTGCTATGGAATGTGCTACCTTAAAAACAGACGTTCTGGGTTTTCCTTTATGGCCTCGGGAGAAGTGGTTAACTTGGCAACTATATCGTCCGACAGTAGATATGGTATATTATCAAAGTCCGGTCCTGATGCAAAGACCATGTTTACAGACAAGGTGGTACCCATATCGGTCAATTATCCTTTCTTTTTCAAGCCAATACAGGACGGTATGGACCGACCAAAGACGGAGCTCGCTTACAGAGTACCAGCCAGTAAATTCACGAGGCGTAAGATACTCGCAAACGAACCGCAAGAACAATTACAAGGTCTTGACACCACGATCGATTGGAAGAACACAGGTGACAACTCCTACGACGGTGAGAAACTAAAGCTCCTTGTTCACGATGAGTCGGGTAAATGGGAAAGACCGAACAACATTCTCAACAACTGGC